CTTTTTGAACATATTTGTAGGGGGGATGTCAGTGATGGAGTTCCTAATGTGTTAAGTCCAGATAATACCTTTACGGATGGATTGCGTCAAACACCTCTTAGAAAAAATAGAATTGATGATTGGTGGGCCCACCGCGACAATTTAAGTAATTATATGTCCTCAAATGTCTGGCGCAATTACCAACGAAATGAGTGGATGATAGATCTCGGCAGGACACCACCCGAAATTGGCGAAGAGTGTATGACACAAGTCAAGGAACAACAGGGGAAAAATAACAACAAGGTTTTTAATTTTTTGATCAGATCCCGTTGTGGACCGTTGATTGAATCCGCCCAAGATTTTTTTAATAAATAATACTATTATGATGATGATGAAAGATAAAATTACATTAATGCCACATGAAGTCTTCGCTAATTTACAGAAGATTGATGATCGTGATTCGCGAATAGCGTATCTACAAAGAAATGCATACCGACAGATTAAAACCATCTTACAGTTAGCATTTAATGATAAGATTCAGTTGGATCTACCTGAAGGTGCTCCGCCATACACAGAAAATAAGGAAACACGGTTTCCTATTATAAGTATGCGAAAGGTATTTCTAAATATTGATAAATGCACAAAGCAGGCCAACTATGCAAAAGTACGGAAAGAAAAGTGGTTTATTGCAATACTTGAATCCTTGTCAGCGGCCGACGCAAAAATTCTCATTGCCGCAAAAGATAAAAAATTTACTCGGAAATACTCAAGGATCACAAAAAGTTTAGTAGCGGCATCATTTCCGGAAATTTTGTAAAATGCCCAACTATGATTATCGCTGCATAAAGTGTGGCAGGATCGAAGAACGGATTGTTATGATCTCAAAGAAAGATGATCCCTCCACTTGTACTTGTGAGGAGAAAGGAGAAATGAAACGATTAATCTCAATCCCTCCGGCGGTGGTTCATGATACTATTCATCCTATCCGCCGAGCCGGAACTGAATGGAATGATGTTCTAAAAAGAATAGAGAAAAATTCCGCCAGGGAAAATAATATTGAACATTATTGAAAATGATGGAGACCAATCCAACAGATGATTTCTCACAATTTTGGCTTGATAAAGATCCGCCGGGAGTAGGTAAAATGGACCATTCAACATATCCTTTTGTGGGCCGGCAATTGCGCGACACGGTTTCCTCACTACTTCCGCTTACAACCATGAAGATTCTTGTTACTGGTGGAGCCGGATTCATAGGCAGTCATACAAGCGTTGAGCTTCTTGAACAAGGACACGATGTGATCGTGTTCGATAATTTTTCCAACAGTGAGCAGTCCGTGCTGGATCGGGTTGAAAAGATTGCTGGAAAATCGGTTCAGCTGGTTGAGGGCGATATCGAATATAAGGAGGACTTGGCAGCAGTTTTTAATAATCACTCCATTGATGGCGTCATTCATTTTGCTGCTCTAAAAGCTGTCGGTGAGTCGGTCGCTCATCCGCTCCGCTATTATCAGAATAACATTACTGGGACCATTAATCTTCTGGAGTGCATGATGGAACATCGGGTGAACATCTTTGTTTTCAGCTCTTCTGCGGCGGTTTACGGAGAACCAAGTAAGGTGCCGATCACTGAGGACGAATCCATCAAGGCGACTAATCCTTATGGCCAGACCAAAGTCATGATGGAGCAGATTCTTTTGGACCAGGCGGCCGCCCGTCCAGATTTGAAGGTGGCTATCCTTCGTTATTTTAATCCGGTAGGCGCACATTCCTCGGGCCTGATCGGAGAAGCCCCGACTGGCGGCCCAAACAACCTCGTGCCTTTCATAGCGCAGGTGGCCACTGGGATGCGCGAATGGGTTAAAGTCTTTGGCAATGACTATCCGACGCCCGACGGCACTGGAGTGAGAGACTACATTCATGTGGTAGATTTGGCCAAGGCACACCTGAATGCATTGGATTATTTAACCAAGGATGACGCTCCAAACGAACCGCTAATCGTAAATCTCGGTACCGGCAATGGTTACAGTGTACTGGAAGTTATAAAAACCTTTGAGAAGGCCAGTGGTAAAACCGTGCCTTACCGATTTGTCGACCGGCGGCCGGGTGACATTCCTACCTGTTATGCTGAGGGGACAAAGGCGATGAAGTTGCTCGGCTGGAAAGCTGAGTTGGACCTCGATGCCATGTGCCGGGATACCTGGCGTTGGATGAAAAAGAGTCAGGAGCAAAGAGGCGAGAGACGAGAGGGTAGAGGATGAAAAAGAAAACCGAAAAAACTATCAAGATGTATCGCCGAATTTGGGATTGCCCTGACATACCAGAAAATGAAATTCTAATGATAGATCCACCCGAAGGATGGAAATATGGGTTTCCGAAAAAAGTACCATTTACAGTCACCGAAGAAAAAACTATTAATGAATGGCTGATTGAAGTTGGATATCCTAAAGAAAGGATAGAGTATTATGGAATGTATTTCTATTGCAGAATGTGGTATGAAGAGAAAAGGAAAAATTAAAAAGGAATACAAAGAATATGATTCGTTTGAAAGGTCTCACCGCAAGAAACTAAGAACAAAGAAGAAAAGAATTGAGACTTCGTTGGGAAGAAAGAAAACTTATTATTAAATGAAAAAAAATATCTTATGGCTTACGTAGTAACAGGAATATGTGTCGATTGTAAATATACGAGCTGTGTGGAGGTGTGTCCGGTTGAGGCATTCCACGAGGCACCAGACCGCCTTTATATCAATCCGGAGACGTGTATTGATTGTAATGCATGTGTTGATGAATGCCCGATTATCGCTATCTTCGAAGAGGACAACGTCCCAATCGAACAAGATGAGTGGATTGCGAAAAACGCGGAAGCAGAAAATTACCCCGTTATTTTCTCCTCTGGAGATCCCCTGCTCGGGCCAAAGTGTGTAGATCCTAATGCAGGATAAATATAATTGCCATGAAATTTGAGCATAAGCCATTCGATCTTCCTTATGAAAATTTGGTCGCAAAAACAACTCCCAGCGGAAGAACCTATGTTACTCCACAGGGGAATATACTAAGTTCTATTACAACTGTTCTTGGGGCAAAAACCAAGAAATCTCTTCTTGAATGGAGAAAAAGAGTAGGAGAAAAAGAGGCCAATCGAATATCTCGACATGCAACTACTCGTGGATCGGCAGTTCATAATATCTCAGAAAGATATCTGAACAATGACGAAGATTACATCAAAGGAGAGAATATGCCTCATATTCTTTTCTCTTGGAAAACAATTAAAAAGGTTCTTGATGCCCGAGTAAACAATATTCTGGCACAAGAAACACCTCTTTACTCAGATACACTTAGAGTAGCAGGTCGTGTCGATCTGATTGGAGAATTTGATAACAAACTTTCAATTGTTGACTTTAAAACATCCTCCAGAATCAAAACAAGAAGTCAAATTAATACATACTTCATGCAGGCCTGTGCATACTCTCTCATGCTTCAGGAACTCACCGAGATCGAGATTGAAAATCTTGTCATCATCATGGTTGTGGATAATGATCCGACTCCTTTGATCTTTCAGGAGAAACGAGAAGATTGGATTGATCCACTTATCGCAGAAATCACCGATTATTATGAAAATTACTGCTTTTAATCGAGATTTCTCTTGACTTTTAGAAATTTATCGAGTAGTATAATATAATGAAGATAATAACAGACTGTGATGGCGTTCTCGTCAATTGGTTAAACATATATCATGAATGGATGACTCATGAAGGATATACGAGGACAAACGACTCCTACGAACTTCACGAAAGATACGAACTTGAGGAAAAGGTCTCGGATAATTACATTCGACATTTCAATATGTCAGCAGAGATTGAGTTTCTTCCACCTTTCCGAGATGCCTTAAAATATATTCGTAAGATGCATGAAGAACATGGAACGACTTTCCATTGTATCACTGCTCTGGGAACGAACAGAAAGTCTCATATCTTAAGAAAAAGGAATTTGGACAATCTTTTTGGAAAGACTGTTTTTTCTCAAATTGATTGTGTTGAACGGGGGAGGCATAAGAAACTTATTCTTGAAAAGTATTCTGATACTGATGCCGTGTGGATTGAGGATTGTGTTGCTACTGCGATTGATGGCTACGAAGTTGGATTGAGAACCTTTCTTATCAATCACGAGTATAATCGTGATAATGCATCAGACCTTCCTGAAGGAATCACTCGTGTTGACAACTGGAAAGAAATATATGAACACCTATTTATATAATATGGATCTATGCAGTCCTTATACATAAAAAAAGCAACAATTCATGCTAGTGGTTCAATTAAATGGCACAGAAAGTACGCTCAGGCGGTAAAGGAAGGTTTGTATCATCAGGGTATCAATGCGAATATCAGCACTTCTCGAACAAGAGAGTCTGATGTTTCGGTATTGATGGGGCCCAATCTATGGAAACATATTGAAAATGATGGAGGAGATTTCATCATGTTGAATAGAAAGTTTCTGGGATTTAAAGAAAGAGATGTGC